AATACCACCAGCACCAAAAGGCCATTTGTTTACTTTTCTAAAACCTTGTGCTACTTTCCATTTAACAAACTCTGGAATGTATGCAACATTCAATGCCATAATTGTTGTGGCCGTTGTTACCTCAACGTTATCACTAGTAGCATCTAATTTCCAAAATACATCTTCTTGATGTTGCCACTGTGTAGGATAACGAATATAATCATTATGCTCGCCATGTGCATCAATTGAATAATGAAAACGAACACGTTTAAACTCTGCCCATAAGTCAAATAAATCATCACGCCATTCAACTGCATTACTATTGTAACGCAACTCAATGTTCTTTGCGTATCCCCGTTTGATACATTCTTCTAATAAGTCATAGTGCTCATCAATGATTAAACTTTCACCACCTGCAAAGTATAACTGATACATGTGTGGAATTTGTTCAAACAAATCACTCCAAAACTTTGGATTGTTTTTATGCCAGTTATAACTTGCTCCGTCATTACGTCCTTTATTATCCCAAGCACTTGTATTCTTTAGTTTAGGATTTTGTATTTGTGGATACATTTGATTCCACTCTTTAATCCAACCTGTACTATCATGTGGACTACACATAACGCACGCCAACTGACACTTTGAACCCATGCGTAAATCAATGTATCTAATCTTGGGTGGTATCTTTCCAGTATCATCTGTTTCGCTAACTAACTCTCGTAAGTTATATCTATTTCCCCAATAGTCACTTTCCCAATTACGTTTTGATAAGTGTCCTGCTTCTTCTTCCTTGTAGCATTTTAAACAAGGGTCTGGCTTTTCGCCACGCAACATTGTCTTGCGTACATTTCTCATGTAGCCACTGTTCCATGCATCTTCTAAACTTGTATGATTAAAGTTAGCAGGCACTCCATCATCATTTTTAACAACACCTACTTCACCGCCGCCTACTTTTTTATTTGAGTCAGGGTCTTGTACACTACTTGCATTTGAAGTACAACATGTTCTCATTTTGCCATCTGGCCTTGAACTTAAATGCATCCACGGTAAGGCACAAAAGGTTTTACTAATGTCATCAAACTGTTTAGTTTTATCATTGCTAGGCATTGTTTTTGTTTTATCTGTCATTATTTAAATTGCTCTCCAAAAGGATCCCATTCTTTGCCACATTTCATTGCACAAACTTTTAACTTACCGTCACCGCAACTCGGCTTGTTCCAACTGTCTTCTATGTCTTGGAAAATACTTGTTTCAAATACTTTATCTAATCCTTGTTTAGCATTTAGTTTATCTAAGCCAACTGAATCAATAAAGTCCCATACTTGTTCTTGCTTAGGATCTTTGTGCCACCATTTGTACATACGTCCTGCGGTCCAGCAACAAGGTAATACTAAGCCTTCGGCAGTAATAAACAAGTTTCCTAAGTCCTTTACTTTACAATTAATAGGTACGGCATCATAGTAATTGTCCATGTCACCATATTTTTCAATAAGTTTTTGTTGTGTTGTGAGTGCTTTGTTAACATATTTATCGCTAGGTTTCTTAAGCTCTGCTGTATCCTTGCCTTTATGATTCTTTGCTTGGTGTGATTCTTTAGCATCTGTTTTTGCAGTAACAAACCTAGCAGTCTTTTTAGGCACAAATCTTTCAAAGCCAATTTCATCTGCTAATCTACGTGCTTCATCAACTTGGTGTTCGTTATGTTCAAATATAAGAAAGTCCCATCTTGCTCTACCACCACCTTTAACAAATGCTCGCATATTACGTTCTACTATATCCCAAGTAACACCTTGTCTGTAAATATGATTAGTATCTTTTAAACCATCTACACTAAAGATAACTGCACCTTTTCTGTCAAAAGTATAAGCAAGTCCGGCCCACCATGCTGTAGGTTGAGCACCTCCGTTTGTATTCATGCTTAGCCACATGTCTTTATTATGCTTACGAAAGTATTGAAATACTTTTAGTGTGTCTGTTGCAATAATAGGATCGCCTAAGTTACCACACATGTACATTGATTCTAACTGTGCAATAAACTCTGGAGCAAACATATTTTCTATGTCTTCTATTGTTAGTTCACTTAAATCAATATGTGGATTGATTCCTTTGCCATTCATATTACGATCGCACATTGGACAAGCGGCTTGACACTTCTGTGTTATCTCTAAATGAATTTGTTTTATATCTTGATACTTGTACATTGCTTGTTCTTTGTTATTTTAATATCTGGACCACAATGACAAAATGAATCTTTGCATATTGTACTTCCACTATAAGTTTCTAACCTATTTTCAAACACATTGCCAATAGGTCTGCTCATTGCCGTTTTACATGTTGCTGGAAATACATTTCCATCTGTCCATATAAACATTCTGCTCTTGCCTAAGTTACACTTCCACCCAGTGAACTTATTTAAGCCATTTGCAATCAGTTTAAAAGTAGTTGACAAGTTATGTTCTTTGCCGTCAATAATCAAACGTTTTGCAATTTGACTATCAAAGTTTTTCACTGCATTATCGTACGAGAAGTCTTTGATATACTTCTTTTCTTCGTCAGTATAAGAATAAACTTTTCTACTGTCGTGGCTCGTTAATGGCTTTACTTGTATGACACATTTAATATTATTGTCAACTAACTTGTTTGCAAATGTTTTTAGTTCTTCAATACAACCAGGCTTGAATAATAGTAATATTGTTAAGTCTGTATGATCCTGTAAGAATGCTATGTTGTCATATGTTTTATCATAGTTTGCAAACTCAGTATGAATACTCATTGTTATTCTATCTATACTTCTATTATACACGAACTTCTTCCACCAGTCAAGTGTTCTACTGCCATTTGTTATAATTTGAAAGAAGTATTTGTCTGCTACTCTGTCTACAAACTCAGGCAGGTGCTTCCACATAGTAGGCTCTCCGCCACTAAGCGATAACATCTTTGGTTCTGGATTTTGTTGGTGTACTGTGTTAAAGAAATTAACTGCGGTATCTAAATCTAATGCTCTACTTGTATTACCGTAGAGATCTTCTGTGCAATAACTACAACTAAAGTTACAATAGTTATTAATAACCCATTCAATATCTAAACTGTTGGGTTTATCTGTTGTGATACTATACATCAGTCGTCCAATAATAACTTAACGTCTTTACCTGGACCGGCTTTACTAGGCAAGTTGCCGTACTCGCCTATGTACCAATTAACAACTGCTTTGTACCAGTTGTGACTATTATGATGTGCTTGTTTATTAAACTGATGTATATTGTTATTACTCGCAACCATACAAGACAATGCTCTAGCACTTTCTTTTTGTAACGTACGAATATCTAAACTATCTATATCCAATTCTCATATACCTCGTATACTTATTTAATGGCATGCGGCCTTCATATAAAACTTGTGATAAAGGTGTTTGCTCTGCAAAGTCTTTTGTGTCTTTTACACAGTTAATATGTTCTGGTAAACTATCATAATCATTTGTTTGTAATACAACTAACTTTCCTTTTGGAATAGTATTGTACCAGTTTGCAAAGTTATCAATATGTTCACAACTTGTATTAATAATCGTATCAGGTCTATCTGTAATTGGAAAACTATTTCTATTGTTTTTGGCACTCCAACAACTCCATGTGTGTGCATCTAAATTTACACTGTGCATGTCATCAGTTACTGCTTTGAAACGCCAATTGTTTTGTACTTCTCTGTTATTTACTTTATCTGCAATGGCTTGGCAACTATCGTCAATGTCAAAACTTCTAATGTAATGTATAATCATATCACTATTGAATAGCATACTTGCTAGTGTACCATACCAGCCACCCATAATAAAAACTGTACGAAGTTCTGCATTACACTTTGCTAATTCATCTACTAGCCAACGTTTACTTTTTAATTGTCCCCAACTAAGTGCATCAGTAAAGTCTGCATTCATATTGTCACTAGCATTTCTTAAATCGTGATACATGTTATTGCCTGTTAACAAATACATGCGACCTAAGAAGTCATTGTCGTCTACAAAATTAAGATGTTGCTTGTTCATATCTAGCCTTTAACCAATCCCAATCATTAACTTTAATCATATCATCACTATTGGCAAACTTGCCATAGTTTGATCCATCTAATGCTCCTGCTATACTGTAGTCTCCAAAGTTGCCCTTGCCAATACTACACCATGTGTCTAATCTTTGATCTGTTTCTGCATCTTTTTGTCTGTCAATAATCTTTGCACTAAGTTTAGCACACTCTCTAAAGGCTGCCTTCCAAGTGTTGTATGGATCAGTATCATAATGAACTGTGCTTCCTACAATTTGTACTGCTTTAAACTTATCACTAACACTTGTTGTAAAGTCAACAACCTTTTCAGGATCAAGTGCAAGTACATTCTTTTTAGGAAACAATTTAATTCCACTATAACCATATACTAAATCATTAACACTATTCTTTGCTCGCCAAACATATACTGTATCTCTGTCATACTTGCTTGGCTTAAAACTAGGATTAAATTCTTCTGTTAGTTCATTGTCTGCTTCAATGTGATAATACATTTCAGTTCTACTAAGTTTAGCACACTCACGATGAGCATTAACTAATCCTTTAACACCGTGTATTCTTTGCGACCACGGATACTTTTCTTTTACTGCTTGCCAATGTTCTTCTGCATTAGGCTCTTCGTAACTCATAAAAATAATATCAAACATTATGTATTCTTTCTTTAACACGAGATTGATTAGCATTTGTATCTGCTTTACTACAACTCATTGTACAATTTATTATGCGATCTTTTTTATTAGGTCCATGTGTATTACTATTCCAACTGTCTGTTAAATCTTTTTGATAAAAGTCATGTTGTACAATATCATCTATATTATTCTTTAACAAACTATTCCAGTCTTTGTCTTCGTATCGTGTATTCCAGTTTTCTTCAAAGTGTCTTTTAAGTTTAACATTTCCTCTTGTACTATTTAAAATACAACAAGGCCATAACTTACTGTCATAACTTATATGATACTGCTTACGTTTTTGATAGTTACAAGTTACAGTATCAGATGGATTAATTGTTGCAATACTGTAAACAGGATCAACATCAACCATGTCTACAAAGTCTTGCCAATTCCAAGTACTAATATCTTGTTTCCATTGATTGTGTATGTTTATTCTATGATTAAATTGTCTAAATCCCATTTGTTCAGACAGTTCTCTTGCTTGTTTAACTTGATGCTTGTTCCACGGAAACTCAATGTACTGCCATTTTGCTCTGCCACCTGCGTCTATAAATGCTTGTGCATTTTCTATTATCTTATTCCATTGACAGTTACGTCTGTACAAATGATTAGTATCTTCTAATCCATCAATGCTAAAATAAAAACCAACACCGGGCTTATTAAAATACTTTGCCAGTTTTGCAAAGTAGTCTGGTGTTCTTAAACTTCCATTAGTGTGCAATCCAAAAGTTAGTTCAGGCTTTGCTTGTTGTAGTAGTTCTAATATTTCTAACAAGTATGGACTTGCTAATGGGTCATCTATTGTTCCTACAAACTCAACTCTTGTTATCTGTTTAAACAGATTACTCTTTGTTATGTTTTCCATTGTGCCAGGCAATACATAGATGTTAGGTGCTTCACTAACTGATGGAACATTTATTACTGGCAAGTTTTCCATTGTCAGTGGTTCGTTCATATCTTTTAATGCTTGCCAGTCTATTGTATTTCGTTGACATGTAGGGCAAAGTGCATTGCATACATTACTCAATTCAATTTGTAAACTTGCAGGAACATCAATGAAAGACATTTACTTTCTACCAAAAAACCTTGTGGCAGTCCTAATAGGGTTTCGTAGTCCTTCATATGTTTCGTTAATAAAGTCAACATGCTTGTTAAACTTTTCTAACAACTGTTCTTGTTGTAGTTCAATCTTTTCTAATCGCAACTGAATAATCTCTAGTTTATCTAGTATCTTTTCATCTAACTGCATACTTTAACTCCGTATTCTTTTTCAAATCTATCTGCATCTTCTCGTGTGTCTACCATTGGCTCTCCTCGTATATTTAAACTTGTGTTTAACAATATAGGACAACCGGTTAACACATACCACTGTTCAAGTAATTCTCTTACTCCACTGTGACTATCCTTGTCTACAGTTTGTACTCTACTTGTTCCATCAACGTGTATAATTGCAGGAAAGTCATCTGGCTTCTTGCATTTGGCAACTACTTGCATGTAGGGACTTGTTTGTGTTTTTTCAGGCATATCAAAATATTCATGTACATGCTCTTCAAGTATCATAGGAGCAAATGGTCTAAACTTTTGTCTACGTTTAATTTCATTTACTTGATCTTTGATTTCGTTACCTCTTGGGTCTGCCATCAAACTACGATTGCCTAAAGCACGTGGACCAAACTCTGCTCTACCACTTGCAACTCCAACAATCTTATTTTTCTGTAGTTCATCTAACAAGTCTTGAACTGGATAAGTTCCAGCGATGTTTGTTCCCAAGTACGGATGGTGCCAGTTAATTGGCCCTCCATATGCTAATGCAGCCGCACCTAAACTACTTCCACAGTCACCTGGATTAGGCATAATCCAAATGTCATCAAAGAAGTTTCCTAGTTTACGATTGTACAGGCAGTTAAGTGCGACTCCGCCCATGTAGACCAAGTTACGGCTTTTATTAAAACCCCTAGCCCTTGACATCACTTCATCAATCATTTTTTCTACACTTAACTGGGCACTGGCTGCAATATCATATTCATTCATATCAATCATAAAGTTCTTATTAACACCTGCGTGTAAGTTTTGTTTAAACTTTAGTGTTGCCATGTCTTGTACTAAACATGTTTCAATTAAATCTTGTCCTAAGCCTGTAGGTATTCCCCAACCAGCCATGCCCATCATAATGTATTCTTCATCAAGTGGACGCAATCCAAGGCGTGCCGTCATTGCACTATAATATAATCCGATACTATGTGGATAACGTTGACTCCATAACTTAGTATACTTGGCATGCTTGCCTGACATAAACTTGCCTTCATATTCTGCATGCCATATAGTAATAGTTTCCCATTCACCAATAGCATCAATAACAACTACTGTTGCATCACTAAAAGGTGATGTCTGAAAGCCTGCCGCGGCATGTGTTGCATGATGTCTATAAGTTTGAATAGGAGCATCGGGTAACAAATTACCAAACTCTTTCTTTAATGCACCTTTAGTAGTCCATGTACTGCTTCTATCTCCGCCTTCAATACCTTGTCCGGCATATATTTCTCTTGTCTTTTTTAGCCAAGGAGTTTCATAAAACGCAACTTGGCCCACCGGTCCGTAACTTAGTGCCTTTTCAATTATTTCAGGACATAAATGATGATCATGCTTTTGTTTACTAAACCTTTCACTGTGTCCAGCAAATAGTATTTCACCTCTATCAATTACTGTTAATCCAGCATCGTGAAACCCAGCACTTACGCCTAAGATATTATGTTTCATTCTTTAACCTCTATGTAAGTCTAATGTAACGCAATGATGTCCGCCACCTAATGTTCTACTATGAGTTAACTGCACAGGTGCAATGTCAAACTTTTCTTTTTCTAATCTTTTAATTAATTTTGTTTGTCTTGGATCTGCCATTACTGTAGTAGGATTAATACTTAATACATTCATTCCAATCCATTTACTTGCATAAGGATAAACATGAAACTCTGTGTCGTCTATCATATTATCATTTACCCATATTTTCTTTTTATCTTTTAAAAACTTTGGCAATTTACCAGCACTGCCAATTCTTTGTTTGTTTAATAAAATCGTTTCTTCATTTAATGCGGCAATGGTACTATCAATATGTGCAAATGCATAAACTCTATCCCAAATGTGTACTGTATACTCTGGTCCTAGTATTGTACTAAGCCATCTTGCACCTGCGGCATTGCCTGTTTGGCTTTTTAAATAAAGAATATCTTTTCCAAAACGCATTACGTTCGCGGCATCAAATATTGGAGTCTTTTCTGTTAACTTGCCATTTTCATCAAATACTTCATTAACAGGCAAACAATGTTTAGGAGCACTAATCCATTTACAACCCTGATTTAATGCGGCATAACGAATATCTCTATATGCTTCACCCTCATGATGTCTACTGTGAAACAACACTGGAGTTTCAATTACATAATTACCAATAATTAAAATACTATCACGTGGACAATAATTATACATGCCATCACTAAAGTATCTGTAGCCGTGTACCATTTGTTGAAAGTCTAATTGTCTAGGACGTACTACTTTAACACCTGCTTGTTCTAGTACATCTTTCATTACATTTAATTCTTCTTTAGTCTTATCAACTACTGTTGCACTAATGGGTCCTTTAGGCTGAGCACTTTCAGTCCATGTACTTCCTTCCGCTACTTTATCAAATACATCATCATACTTTGGAAACCTAGCACCTGCTACATCTCCTAGTACAACTGTGTTTAATTTATCCCACTCGTTGTGTGTTTGTATTATCATTCTATAAATCCCCTACTGATCCTTGCCCAGTCTATTTCTTTTAAATCTGGATACAAGTCTTTAGCACCCATAAAGATATCTATGTTAGTTTCATATCTATCTAACATAATTAATCCTTTTGCCGCTTGTTCTATTGTCATGTTATAATGATATCCAATAAAATCATATTTGTCATTAATCCAAGGACTAATGTTTAAATCTCTTCCGTCACTTCTTGCACGACTTAGCCATTCGTATGCCTCTTTACTACTTGTAAGTATAGCACCTCCGCGTCCAATTTGCAACGGTTTTCCTACACCAAAACTTAAACATTGAAAGTGTCCTCCAATGTACATTTGTTCGCCTAACAGTCTAGCACTATCCCAAACAGGAGATGAATGTAATTGATATTCTCCTATCCAATCATTTTCATAAAAATTAAATGGAATCTTTAATTTAGTTAACATCATTGGTACACTTAGATAAGTGTGTCTTGGAATACTAATAAATTCTGTAGGTAATTCATCTATGTGTTTTAGATATCTAAAACATAACTCCATTGCATGAGTGCAACAGTCAGTGGTAATCACATATGGAGCACCTGTGTATTGCCCTAATGCTTCTTCAAACTTAAATATAATATCATAAAGATTGTTCCAAGAATATCCTAATTCTTTTAATAAATCTATTTCATTATATTCAAGAATGGCCTGTAATTTGTAATGTGTATCTGGGTTCATTGCCAATATTTAATGCACTATGTTCTACGGTGCCACGCCATGCTACTGCACCGCCTCGCCACCAGTCGTTGATTGATTCTCCAGCAAACTCGCTCATATGTCCTGTTGCTTTATCTTCTAAATAAACAACACATCTGAATACGTCTTCACTGCTTCTAATATTAAATAATTCTTTGTATTTACTAAAATGATCTTTATGTGGAGGAAGTATATCTCCTGTTTCCATTTTGTAAAAGGTATACCCACAGTCTAGCCAACCTAATGTTGATCCAATATCTCTTGCCCATTTAGGAATTAACACTTGTTCACTACACATCATTCCTGTAAAGTTTCTGTGTGTAAAGCCTGCTTTTTGCCATTTTGCTAATTGGGTTTTATCTCCATACGGAATTCTCATAAAAGGTAATTTTTTAAATGATTCGTCCCACGTTGGACTAAACTCTAATGGAAGTATTTCATGCGGTGCGAGTGTTACCATAATGAATTACCTTTACTGTATCATTTGTTGTTTTATATGAGCGCCAAGGATCAACTACTACATCAAAGTCCTTTGGCTTAAACTTATCTTTTTCGTGTACTCTTAATATTACACCAGCCATATCATCTATGTCAACTATTAATCCACCTTGTTCTTTTATATAGTGTGCAACTAATAGTGCATAACTTCCTGTTTCTATTTCAACATTATCTTTATAACTTGTACTTGTTAGTGCAACACGAACTCCATGTTTTAATATCTCTGTTGCTAAGTGTTTTGCTTGTACTTCTCTTGAATGTGCAATAGCATCAAAAAGATTATATCCTAAATCTAATCTATCTGCTAACCATCTTAATGCTATATTATCTCTTGGATGACATGGACCTCCATCTCCCATTCCTGCTTTCATATAAGCGGCACTTGTAATACGTTTACCTGCATTGCTTAAACTGTTTGTTACAACATCAACATTCATATTACCAGTACGTTGTGCAACGTCTTGTATCATATTTACTAAACTTAATCTTGCACTGATAAATGTATTATAAAATATCTTTGTTGCTTCGCCCTCTTCCCAAGTTCCAATATTATAATGAGGATCATTTTCCATTATTGTTTTATAAAAGGCAATTAAACTTTTAGCATCTGTATCATTAGGATATTCACCACCTACAATAACCATATCAGGATTAATCATATCCCATTCAACACTACCCATTGCAATTAAATATGGATTATAAATTAATCTAGCAGTATTGATTAATGGTGCAAATTCACGTCTAGTAGTGCCAGGTAATACTGTACTAATTAATACAACGATAGTATCTTTAGTAGCATATTGATCTATTGTACTTAATACTTCTTTAACACTATCCAACCCAAAGTCTTTATTAGGCAAATGTGTAATAGGTTGCTCACCACCATAAAGAGGATCATGCGGTGTTTGTACTGCTACAAAAACAAAGTCCATATCACGTACTGCAAGACTAGGATGATCAACAACTGTAACCTTTTTACTCTT